GCAACAGCGCAAATATACCGCGCACCAGTTGCCGCAAGCTCATGAGCCGCAGGAACCATGTCAGCAGTATTTGACCACGCTGCACGACCAGAATAAACTGCACCACCAACGTCCGTCAAGGTCGTTGTAGTAACGCCACCGAGCTTCATGAAAATCTGCTTCTCAAGGAACTCAGCAATCCATACCTTACCATCACGCAGAGCTTCCTCGCGTGTGTTGTACGCAGCCTTCTGATTATCCAACTCACCCTCAAGACGTTCCGCATTACGAATCTGGTCAACCAACACGGTGTCGCTATAGGTGTTCTTTGCTTCCTCATTACCTTCCAACTCGCCATCGCCGGTAACGCCGTCACCCGTGAGCTTATAACCAATACCGAACGTGATACGATCACCCTTCGCTTTAGTCAACTCGCTCTTAACCTGAATCAGACTGTCAGAACCCTCGCCGATCATGCCACGCTGCGCGAAGTACAACTCCGTCATCATGTCGCTGAACAGCTCTTTGTTCCACAGCTGGCTGCGTAAAGCAGCAATACTCGCTGTATTAGCCATTGTAAACTCCTATTTTCAATGAACCTTTTTAAGTATTTTATGTCTCATTTCTCTTGGGATCTTATCCCACACCTTCGCTGCGTCTTCGGGATCCATATCCTCAGATATGTGAATGTCCCGTGATCCTCTCCCACCGCTTAATGTCGCGCTGGTCTGTTGCTTTCCTGCGTTCTTAACAATTTTCTCGACTGTCTCGTCGGATTTCTTTTCCGTCTTAGCGGAAGTCCCGTAGTTCGGGTTTAGTTTTGCGATGTCTAATAACACATCGGCGATTTCTTCTTCTGTTGCATCTGCTTTAAATGCTTCACTTAAAATAACTGCGTGTCTTGGCTTCAGCTTAACTACTTCCTGCGCTAAGTTCACAACATCATCAAAGTTATCGTATTTCCCACCTGTCAAATCGGAAACATTGGCCTTACCAAACTCCTCAACAGACTTGACCTTTAAGCCAATTCTAATCTGAGCATTTCTAGCCTGATCTGCTTCCTGTTCGGCCTTAGATTTCTTATTATTCTCAATATCCTCAAGGTCTTTGCGCGTCAAAGGCTTATTGGAATTATCTTCAGCCTCTTTTTTCTCATCTAAAAGCTCTTGTAGTTCCTCAACCGTCAATCCTTCAGGAGCAGCCAATCTCTGCTTAATCCTATCCAGTTTAATCCTAGCAACGGTATTTGTAATCTTGTCTAACCCGAAATCGTCCTCTACCTTCTTACGCTTTTCTTCCTCATCCTTCATCCGCTTGTAAAGACCTTTTTGGCTGTGATACAACTGCTTGACGTTCTTAGGAAGTTTGTAAAACGCCTCGGGTTTTGCTTGATAAAGATCATGCAACTTTTCAAACGAATCAAGTTCTTCAACTGGAATATCTGATTCTTCTTTCTTATCTGCCACTTTCTCGGAAGGCTTTTCTTCAGCCTTTTCTTCTGGCTTCGCATCAACATCAATCTTGTGCTTCTTCGCCAACTCCAACTCCATAGGCGACAATTCTTCACCAACAGGCTGATCCACAACTGGTTCTTCTACCGTAACAACATTCTCGGCTTCCATCTGTTTTCTCCTTAGTTTGTGCTAGCCTTGCCAGCTTTGATGGTTTCTTGGAACGCTCCGTAAATAGAGCTGTTCCTATCTATCACCATTCTGCGCTTGTTAAACTCCAAACGCCTTGACGCTATGTTTCTCTCGTGCATTCTTTTAAGAAACATCTGATATGTTACATTCTTGCACGATTTACTCTTTATCAACTCCCTATACGCATCACGATACACCGGCGTATCAAGGCAAGTGTCCATAGGTAGATTTAGTTCTTCATGTCCGTCATCTCGTCTACGAACGTCGATCATGCAGGACTCCCTAACCGTGGTACAGGTGCAGGCGCAGACATCTGAGCCATTGCTGCCTGTTGTTTCTGAATGCCTGCAACAATCTTCTCTTTCTGACCTGGAGCCAATGTACTCTCCTCAACCAATACTTGAGGTGGAATCGGAATGCCCTTACCAGCCATCTCCATCAACGTCATAAAGTTTGCAATCTGGATAGTCTCGTTGAACGTACCCTCGCCAATCGTAACGTCATACTTACCGATAGCAGAATCCGTCAACACTTTGTTGACTACCAACCTAGCCATGTCTTCATCAACCTCTGTCTGAAGCTGACCATCCGGCCCGAGTTGAGGATCGCCAAGCTCGTTGAACGTAGGCTTCTTGAAGTTGTCTCTAATGAACCCATCTCCCAACACTTTCATCGCGCTCTCAATCGTATATACTTCACCTAACTGCGAAAGAATAAAGCGACCGAGTATTTCCTTTGTTTGTGCATAGTTGTCCAGAGACTCTTGTACCATGACAAGACCCTGACGCTGCTTTAATAGGATTGCTCGACCGCTTTGTGATTCGGAATCATTTGCTAACAAGTCTGGATTAACACCAGAGGCTTCTTTGATGTCTTGTGCGTTCTCAGCAGCCAACTGAGCATGACCCTGTGACAACGGAGTGGGATTAACCTTCCAAGAATCAGGCGATGCCCCACCAGTCTTAGCCGGATCATAAAATATACGAACACCAGGCGAAGACCCATATTCCTTCAACAACTTCTGATTATTCGAATCAAGCGCATCTTTCGGGATAAACATTCCAGAATTAACACTTGAATTGAGATGACGAAGCTCCTGCGTCCTTCTTTTATTATACTCCTCTTGGAGATCTCGAAGGCCACGAACAATGCCTTGGATGGCAAGTGATGTATCTGCTGTCTCAACTGTAGACCTCTCGGCAAACAACGGAACAATCGGGTACGTCTTCCACTTTGGATAAGTTGTAGCGCGTTCATCTGTCAACTCTGTCTTCCCGACAACCTGTTTCAGTCTGATCTCATTAACTCGTTTGGTAACAATCGCGCCATCTTGAATATTATTTGTGATAATGAACGTATTAGCCTCAGCCTCTGTCTCTGTCTCAAATAGAACACCCTGGGCGCGTGAAACAACGTAATAAATCTCATACGGACACTTATAGTAATACTCAATAAGGTCGTATTCTTCCTTCTCATCCTGATTAATAGGATCATCAGACATCTTATCGACGCTAGGATAATCCCTCATCTGGAGAATATCGTCGTCATTAGCTGTCAATTCGACCTTACCAGCACTAATTTCCTCAATAGCCTTCTTTTTATTCGGAAAAAGCATCAAAAGATCGTCTTTTGACAACCCAAGCGTCAATTTAATGAGGTATTTCCCATCAGAAAGGTCATATTCCTCACTCTGAGGGTCAAATAGCACCCGTTTAGCCTCAACCTTACGGAACTTCATCTCACCATTAATCAAATCCTGCGTATAATCAATGTACGGCTCCATATAACACACGCCACCAATCATCGCATCTTTGAACTGTTCGGAGATCTTATTCTTCAGCCTAGACTGCTTCGCTACATTCTTCAGCAATCGCGTTGAGATCTCCGACATCAGCTCATCTTCAGTACCTTCAGGAAACGCCTTGTAATCTGACCTGCTCTGACGCTCGATACCAGTCACCAACTTAATCATTGGCTTGATCTTATTAATTGTCAAAGCCTTGACTCCGGCATTCTTCAACGTCTCAACGTCAGAAGAGTCCCATTGCTTGCCTAATGCAAACTCAAAATCTTTTTTAATCTCTTTGAATATTTTGGAGAAGAACTGAAGCGAACGGTGCAGGTCTTTGTAAACTTGTTCTACGTCTGTTTTTTTCATAGAATAAAAAAGTCGGCTCATCCGCGATTAACGGACAAAGCCGACATTCCTTTTTAAGGATAATTCGGAGGAACTATATTTTAATACTCTCATCCCGATTAACAGATGAGATCTTTCCTTGATACATATTAATGCGAATACACCCAGTAAAATTACTAGCTAGTGCATCCATTAATAATTCTAACACTTTTTTTGGGATTGTAAACATTGTTTTTATTCTTTTTGAACTCGCTTTTGTTTAAACAATCTTCACACTTTTTGTCGCGGTTAGCACAATCTGCGATACAACAAGTCACACCATAATTCTCTCTCGTTTTGTAGCTCATACTTTCCTCAATATGAAATAGAATGTACCATCTTGATCCTGCGCGTAAACCGTCTTGAAGCTGACCTTATAGATTGACCTAAAGTCGCTCATCTTTGTCTTACCTATCTGTGCTGTGTACTGGTCTTGATCGAGGAACACCAACGTCTCTTTAGATATGACACGAGCGTGCGACGGATCACCGAAAGCCCAAGGACTATTCCATGATGGGCATGAGGCCATAATCAAGCCATTAGGCTTTAGAATTCTATGAAACTCTATAAACTCCATAAAAAATGAATGATAATCCCCTTGCTGTGCCAGATGCTCAAGAACATCATATGCGTGAATCTCATCGAACTCCGAATCTGGAAATGGAAGTGGTAAGTCTCTTAGGTCATGAATGACATCCGGCTTATGGTCTGCGTTGTAATCCAGACGAGTCACATTCTCAAAAGTACTGCGACCTTCAACGTATAAATCCTTCTTAGTACGCGATCCGCATCCCAACAACAACTCTTTACGCCTTGGCATCCCATCGGCAGGACAATGATCCATGCAGTTCATCTAAACCTCCACCTTGTGTAATTCCTGTGTGCCTTTGTTGCTAGATGCGAAGACAAGATTTGTATCTGCGTCATCAGCTTCCATATCTCGAACCACATAGCCTTCATTAACATATTGCCACCAATGCTTATTACAATAATATCTGTGAATCCCGTCGGTACATGAGTGATAGTCTGCTGCGCTCAAACAGTATGAACACGCCCACTTCACACTCATCTCAAATTTCCTCGTCCAATCTCGATTTGTGTGCCGTCGTTTAAATTAGCAATCAGCGCGAACTTGTCGCCAGAGTCATACGATCCACAGGTAATAGACTGAATCTTCTTGAAGTCTTCTTTCTTAATATCACTTAGCTTGTTTTTCATCAACGACCTCTATCGTTCGCATACGATAAACATTTACTTCTCTTGCCATCTTTGTATTATTATCCCTATGCGTCTCAATTCTGTCCAGATACGGTACTCGCTTCGTCTTTACTTTTTCCATGTATTGCCTCCATCAGTTTCTTTGCTTGTGCGTTCCCGTCTATCGGGAATACTCCGTTCGCAATGTCCTCATTCATAATCCGATACATCCGACTCTTAGATGGATCATTCTTGTCATAGATATGATCGTGCTGTAACTTCACCTGATGACAAGTTATCACACACCCAACGGCCTTGTATAAGTCATGGATACACTTATCAGCAGGCCACATCCTAACCTGTGGGAAGAAGAAGAACCCAATCGTCTCCCTCGCCTTCTTAGATATCATCGGAAACCTGGGAAACTCAAGACCCTTCTCATCGTAATATGTCGAGTCCAATAGATTGACAAGATACACACCGTTGAACTGAGGATTAGCCTCAATACGACCGCGCACAATATCATCCCATCCGTTGATCTGGACGTAGCAGTCATCATTGAATACCATTATATTAGTGCCGACTGCCTTCCGCGCTCCAAAGTTGTAATAACTCTCACAGAAGTTGTCTGTCCTCGGAACGCCATATGCCGTAAGGTCAAAGGAATAGTCCTTGCCAATCAGTTTATAGTCCATTAGCTCGGGATCATCGTCGTCAGCAACCAAGATGACTTCTAACTTATCCTTATGAGTTGTAAATAACTCAAACGCTCCTAGAGTTATCCGCAAGCCTTTCATGTTCCCACGCACGGGTATGACGATGCTAAAGTCTTTCATTGATTGCGGCCTCCAACCTTGCTATCACATCAAGCGCGTTGACAGGAAATACGCCGTTCTTCTTATCTTCTTGTAGTATCCGCATGAACCTAGACTTACTTGGATCGTTCTCATGATCAAAGTTATGGTCATGCTGAATCTTGACCTCATGGCATGGGATGATGCGCTTGATATGAGCGTAAAGATCCCAGATGACCTTATCCGCAGGCCAGTTGCGTACAGTTGGGAAGAAGAAGAACCCGACAATATCCACGGCCTTGCGTGAAATCATAGGGAACCGACAGAACTCAATCTTGCTGTCAGCAAAAAACCTAGTCGAATCCCACATATCAACCAGATAGATTCCGTTGTGTCCGACGTATCCTGCAATCTTTGCGCGAACCTTATTATCCCAAGCATTCGTCTGTATATAACAATCATCGTTCCAGACCATGATGTTCGTTCCACGACAATGCTGTAATGCCCAGTTGTAGTAATCATTGGAGAAGTTATCGGTTGGCTTAACAATATGAATATGAATCTTTAGCTTATATTCTTCAGCTAAATAAAAGTAGTCGTCCATGTCAGGATCATTGTCATCAACCAACAGATGAATCTCAAACCTCTCAGGATGGGCTGTGAACAACTGAAATGCGCCAAGCGCGACCTTTAGGCCAGACATATTGTTCCGCACCGGCATTATCAGGCTGAAGTCAATCATCGTCATCTTCCTCGTTTGAGTATTGTGTATCCATATTCTCCTTTGCCACCGCAAACGCCATCCCGATTATCACATCAGGATCACCCTTGCACCACCTTACACGGCGCGTCTTAGCTACGTCGAGCCTCTGCCTGGCAATGATAATGATGTCGTCATACCTAGCCTGAAGCTCATCCACCAATGCGTCATCTGGCAATAACTGCAAGTCGTTCATTCTCCGCACCACTTCTCTAGGAATGTCTTCCGACGACGACGGTTATACCTATCACGATTATCTACGTTCCACTTCTTTGCGTCTGCGATCTGCTTCTCTCTGTTCTTATTATAGTATGCAATCCTATTGATAGACGTTTCTTCTTCATAACACGGCTTACAGATAGAATGCTTGTAGAACTTTCCGTTCTTATAATTCTTCTGCACAAGAAAAGGAAACTTGTTATTATTAGTTCCGCAACACCGACAGAAGCGAACAATATCATTAGGTTTTCTTTTCTCAAAGCGTCGCGTCATACGGTAGCCGGATTAAACTCAATCCTATCCTCTGAACTATATCTATCCTTCTTCCCCATCTGAGGATGCCACGGCTCGACCTGATCGGATAGCCACAAGCCCATAGCAAACGCATCGGCTCGGTCTGGCGAACACCCAATCACGCCCTTAATCTTATCCTTCAGGCTAATCTTAATCTTCCCATTAGACCCAATTACCTCATATGTAATATTCACCAACTGCCGGCGCAACTCCTCATCATCTGGATACGGAATCTGCTTATCAACAACCTTCTGCATCAAATTCCAGAATATCTCAGCTCTCACATTTAAGAACATATCGTTCATAGAGCTGTTCGCGCTGTTGATATAATGCACATGGAACGTCTTGAACTCATCAACCCTGGCGAGTATGGGGCCACCAAGACCAATGCTATCACCTCCAACGTCAACAACGCCATGTTTATTCGCCATGATAACAATATGTCCTGCAACCTTCATCGGGTCATTCTCTCCAGATAGGATTGTCTGGTCTATCACCTTATAATTGTGCATACAATAGATGACGCATTCATCGTGAGTTGTAGCCGGATCGCAAATTACTATGCGCTTATCTTTCGGAGAATGTATTCTGATACCTTGCAACTTATTAATGTCATCACTCGACAACAGATTATTAGACGACTTCAACGCAGACCAGTCTCCGTCTCGGTATGCGCGTAGCAAGGCCGGACTATGCTTGAACGCAGACTCTAGTGTCTGGATATAGTTGTCTGGAAGGTGTGGATTATCAGCAGGGAGAGCCGGAACGTATATATTCCCATCTTGGAGTTTATCAACAAAGTCTTCTTTAAGCCAACAGTCCGACGGGTTTGCTGTGTACAATTCTTTATACACTGGCTGAATACCGTTGATCTTTAGACGAAGCGCACCACGAAGGACAGATACATCATCTCGGTTTGTCTCCTCGGCCTGATCGATTGCGAAGAACGCATACTCGGCAGAGTTAAACTTATTGATTGTGTCCTGTGAATCAAGACCGCCGTATGAAACCTTGCAACGACCATCGAATAGAATGATCTCTCCAGCCTGTTCTTTAATGCGATAATTCCTAGACGGAATAGACCGCTTCCATGTTTCAAGCGTAGTCTTTTTAAAGTCTATAGATTGTTTACGACCAATGAACCCGAGAGGTATTGGAATGTCAGAAGGTTTTAGATTGAACAGCGTCGAGAGGTAGTTGCACCAGTAGTGAACCCAGTGACAGAGAAGGAAAGACTTCCCTGGGCCTTTCGCGCCACCAAACAACACCGAGCGCGTCATGTCATCAGTTAGGTGCTTAATCGCCCTTGACTGAAGTCTTGTTAGATTTACCGTCGTCATGCATTGTTACCAGATTAACCACTGATAATGGATTGTCGGCTTGACCGCCGAGGTTTATATCTTGCGGCATGACCTTCACCGCTATACGAGAAAATACATCAGCACGGTCTTTCAAAGGAACGCTAACGTCATGAATATATTTACGAGTTAAATCAACACTCTCCATCGATAGAGCCGCGAGTTGCTCGGCTTTCAATAAAGATGGTCTTCCAGTTTGATTTGCTCTTTTACCACCCCAACCGTTAGCCATCTTATTTTTTCTTGCATAGGCAAGAGAACCTCCACACATAATTTATAACTTTCCATCAAAAAGTCAATACACAATCTTGTTTATTTTTCAACGCAGAACGCATTTACTTCTCTGTTAAACCTAAATGGAATATTCATTGCTTCATTTCTAGCTTTAATGCAAGACTCCATTGAATTGAACTTATGATCTGTCACGGTTTCCGGTTGGCCCTGGACACAAACAATAATGATAAGAACTAATGTTTTGAACATAAGTCTCCTTTTGTTATTTTCCTATTAAAGGCACAACCAAGTTAATTAAAGCCGATAGCAACATAAATCCAGATAGTGCGTAATTAGACTTAAACGCCTCTAGTATGCTCGATAATAAGAATAATGATATGACGGCTATTGTGAACGGATTATAGGTCATTTACGCTCCATAATGCTAACAATCGTCCCCTTAAACATCTCCAGGCATCTGGTGATGAGATCCATTTCGGAATCTGTGAAGCCGTTCTTAGTCTGCCATTCTTGTTTTGTCATAATCACTCCATATAAATAATACTATTTAATGCAAAGCGTTACCATTAACCATCAAAAATGCCTTTTCCAACTAGTATATGACTAAAAACACACGTTTCACTATACTGCTCTACAGATGTATAGATGTATGATATACATGGTAACATGGTAACATAGAGATATGCCCCTTTATATATAAGGGAAAATTTCCGAAATTTTGTTACCATCATGTTTACCATTACTCTGTCCACGGAGTCTGATATTGTTTATTTGCAATCGACTGTGCCTGTTCTTCTGGTGTTTTAATGAATTTTGATATGTCGAATTTCTTAACAATCGATCCACTATCGCGCTTTATAACGATCTCGCAGCCTAGCTTTCTCATTATTTCGCCTATTCTACGGCCTTCTTTATATTGGTTATAGGCTTTCATGTCTCCGCGCAGCGCACTTATCCAAACATCAAGGCATGATACTTCTGGTTCTATTTTCTCAAGGCAAGCGTGTCCCCTAGAATCAATACGAGTCTTTGAGAACATTAAGCCAGAAGAAATCCATTCAAGAATAACATCCATCCAATCATCTTGGACTTCGGCCATCTCGATTTCCCTTGTGTACCCATCCATTACTTTTTCATCGTTTTTGTCGATGTAGCATTTAAATTCTGGCTCTAGTATAACAGCCTCTGCAAATAACTGGTCACGGACTGACTTTATAGACACC